CCTCCGGCCCGCGCCAGCGTTTACAGCCTGGTGGCATCATTGTAATTGTGATGACGCGCTGGTCTACGTTGGATCTTACCGAGAAACTTATTAAGCGCATGAGCGAAGAGCATGCCGATCAATGGGAGATCGTAGAGCTTCCCGCGATTCTAGAAAGCGGGGAACCCTTGTGGCCTGGCTTCTGGAAGCTTGAAGAACTTGAGGCTGTTAAGGCCTCCATTCCTATTGCTAAATGGAACGCCCAGTACATGCAGAACCCTACCTCAGAAGAGGGCGCTTTGATCAAAAGAGACTGGTGGCAGATATGGGATCACGATGATCCACCGCCTTGTTCTTATATTTTACAATCTTACGACACCGCTTTTAGTGCAAAAGAAACTGCCGATTACAGTGCCATTACAACTTGGGGAGTCTTTAAACCAAGCGATGGAGCCCCTGAATCTATAATGTTGTTAGACGCTAAGAGAGGGCGTTGGGACTTCCCAGAATTAAAAACCACAGCCTACGATGAATATATGTATTGGCAACCGGACATTGTCTTGGTAGAATCCCAAGCAAGTGGTACACCTTTGACGCAAGAGTTGAGGATGATGGGTATACCTGTGGTGAACTACCGACCCACAAGAGGGAAGGACAAAGTTACCCGCGTTCACTCTGCTTCTCCAGTGTTTGAGGCAGGCATGGTTTGGGCACCTGATGCTAGCTTCGCAGAAGAAGTTATCGAAGAGTGTGCTGCATTTCCATTTGGCGAACACGATGATTTTGTGGATTCGACAACACAGGCTATACTAAGATTTCGTCAGGGTAACTTTGTTAAACTGTCATCCGATGAAGAGGATGATGAACCAGTACCCAAACAACGAGTATATTATTAGAGGTAATAATCATGAGTAAAATAATTAAAACAGCAATCAAGACAGGCGTAAAAAAAACTGGCAGAGGCACAAGACCTGGGAAGGTTAAGATTGATGCTCCAAAAGATTTAAGAGAAGCCAAGGCAGCTGCAGCAGCAGCTAAAAAAACAAAAACAGGCACAAAGGTTACTTCTACAAAAGTAGATACTGGTGTAAAAAACGCAACATCAAAACAAATTGATGCAGCTAATAAAGCAGCTGCAGCAAAAAGAACAAAGGCAGCAGCAAAAATAGCTGGAGGCAGATCTGCTAGAAGTTCAGCAAAAACTAAACTTTTACCAACAGGTTCAAAAAGAGCTATTGCTACATCAGCTGCAGCTATCGGTGGAGTATCAATGCTAAACAAAAAAGGTTCTTCAGCTCCAGCTAAAGTAACATTTGCTGATGCGTTTAGAAAAGCTAGAGCCAAAGGCGAAGGCACCAAGTTTACTCACGATGGAAAAAAATACACAGCCGTTACCAAGACTGACCTAAAGAAAAAAGGTTTCGATGCTAACGAATTAGCTGCTTACAACAAGCGCGGCGGAAAAGCCAGAGGCCCTTTAAACAGACTTGGACAAAAAGCTAAGAAAGTTCTTTTAGGCAAAGACAAGAAGTTTGGTGGCGACAAAGGTGCCATTGACTTTATTAGAAAGCCTAAGAAGAAAGCAGACGGTGGAATGATGGGTTCACCGCAAGCTATGCCTACTATGCGAAGAAGACCACCTACGCCACCTATGCCACCTAGATCACGAGTGCCTAAAACTAGAACTCAATTAATTGATCCTAAGTTACCTAAAGGAAAAGTTGGCAAAGGACCTTTAGAGCCTAGTGATTCAACAACAAGAGTTATGATGGATCCTAAGAAAAGAATGAAGTTTGGAGAACGAATCAGAAAAGATCTAAAAAGCAGACGGAATGACAAGGGCTCTATTCCTGCAATGTCAATGCCAACACCACCTCCTCTTAAAAAAGGACCAGGCATGAAAGATGGCGGAGTTGCTAAAAAAATGGGTGGCGGAATGGCTGCTAAGAAATATAAAGGCGGTGGCATGGCTACTAGAGGATTGGGCAAAGCTTTTAAAAACAGCAAGAGGTAGATTATGGCAAGAAAAGCAATATTTGACCGATTCGGAAATATTATTAAATCAGGTCTTCAAAAAGTCTACAAAGCAAAAACAGCTCCTTTGCAAGTAGCTAATACAGTTGCAAGGACAATTGCACCTAACAGCAAAATAGCAGGTGCAATAGCTGCAGCCGCTTCTCCAGGTATTTTAAAACCAAGCTCTGTCACAAAAGAACCTGCAAAAAAAGAACCTGCAAAAAAAGAACCTGCAAAAAAAGAACCTGCAAAAAAAGAACCTGCAAAAAAACCACAACCTCCAAGAAAACAAAAAGAGCAAGGCATTAATAAGCAAAAATCTATTAAGGGATCTTCCTCAAACAAAAGAGGAACCTTTACATCTAGGAAACGTACAGGAGAAGGAAACCAAGGGACTTTTGATGGCGTAATGCCTATGATGGGAACGCCTGGTCAAGACATTTCTAAGATAGCAAGAAGACCTAACAGAGTTAAAAGAATGAAAGCTGGCGGATTAGCTATTAAGGGACAAGGTAAGGCATTCTTAAACTCTAAAAGGTAAACCATAATGAAATTTTTAAAAAATATTGTAAAAGGCGAAGTTAAAAAAAGAAAAAGAAAGCTTAGCGAAGAAGAATTACTTCTTGCAACCGGAACTGGACTTGCTGCTGCAGCAAGCTATCCTGCATCTAAAATGTTGATGGATCAAGATCGACGTGGTAAAGATGCAAGAAATAAAAGAGACAGCGATGTTCAAAACCTTGAACCTGGAAATTCTAACTCAAGAAGAGCAAGACAAGAAGGAAATTAAATGGCAGACATAGACAAAGCGATTACCTTTGAAGAGCAGGTAGACTTACAAGTCAAAGACCGAAGCAAGGGCATGGAAATTGAAGTTGATGTAACCGAAGAAAATCCAGACTTTGAATCTTTTGAACAGATGGAAGATGGAAGCATATCTTTTGGTGAAGCCACCCCTGAAGAAATAGAAGTAGACTTCTACGAAAACTTAGCAGAGGTTATAGACGATGCTGACTTAAGATCTCTTAAGAACGATCTTATGAGCAACATCGATTCTGATAAAGAGTCTCGAAGCGATTGGGAGAAAACATACAAAGATGGCCTAGAATATCTAGGCATGAAGTACGAAGAAAGATCGCAGCCGTTTGAAGGCGCATCGGGTGTTATGCATCCTTTGCTTGCAGAAAGTGTTACCCAATTCCAAGCGCAAGCTTACAACGAACTCTTACCATCTCAAGGCCCAGTCAAGACTCAAGTGCTTGGCATGACCACACCCGAAACAGAACAGCAAGCAGCTCGTGTGCAAGAGTTTATGAATTATCAGCTCATGCAAGTAATGCGAGAGTATGACTCTGAGACAGATCAAATGTTGTTCTATCTACCTTTAAGTGGTTCAGCATTTAGAAAAGTATATTACGATCAAAACTTAGGCAGAGCAGTTTCTAAGTTTATTCCAAGTGAAGATTTAATTGTTCCATACGGAGCAACAGACTTGCACAGCGCAACTCGAATCACGCATGTTCTTAACATGTCCATGAACGAGATACGCAAACTGCAACAAATAGGTTTTTATCGTGATGTAGAATTAAACAACAGTGGCGTAAACGAAGTTGACGATATTCAAGAAGAGATTGATGAACTTCAAGGCGTTAAACCTAACTACGATGATGACGAAACATGTCAAGTGTATGAGTCTCACACTGAGTTAGACATAGAAGGTTTTGAAGACATGAACGCTGAAGGCGAAGAGACTGGCATTAAGTTGCCATACATAGTCACCATAGCCAACGGAAAGATTCTATCTATTCGCAGAAACTACAAAGAAGACGATCAGCTTAAACAGCGCATCAACTACTTTGTGCATTACAAGTTTTTACCAGGTCTAGGCTTTTACGGCTTTGGCTTGACACACATGATTGGTGGCTTATCTAAAGCTGCAACCTCTATTTTGCGTCAGCTTATTGACGCTGGTACTTTATCGAATTTACCAGCTGGATTTAAAGCCCGTGGAATTCGTATTCGTAATGACGATCAGCCTTTACAGCCCGGTGAGTTCAGAGACATGGATGCACCCGGTGGTAGTTTGCGAGACGCTTTTGTACCGTTACCTTTTAAGGAGCCAAGTCAAACCCTTCTCTCTCTCCTAGGGATCTTGGTCGATAGCGGGAGGCGTTTCGCATCTATCGCAGACATGCAAGTCGGTGATTCAAATCAAAATGCACCAGTTGGTACAACAGTGGCTTTGTTAGAAAGAGGCACTCGTGTTATGAGTGCCATTCATAAAAGATTGCATTCAAGTCAAAGAATTGAGTTTGAAATATTGGCAAAAGTTTTTGCTGAGTATTTACCTCCAGCTTATCCATACTCCACAGCCAATGGCAATCAAACCATTAAGGCTTTGGACTTTGATAGCCGTGTAGACGTATTGCCTATTTCAGACCCAAACACTTTCTCTATGAGTCAACGAGTAATGATGGCTCAAGAGATGTTAAGGACTGTACAAAGCAATCCTGAGATTCATGGGCCAACTGGAATATACGAGGCTTACAGAAGAATGTATTCTTCTATGGGCGTGCAAGACATTGAAAAGCTTTTGCCACCTCCGCCTAAACCACAACCAATGGATCCTGCAAATGAAAACGCTATGTTGATTGCGGGTAAACCTGCTCAAGCGTTTGCTGGACAAGATCACGATGCGCACATTAACACGCACGTATCTTTGTATGGAACTGTTACTGCACAGACAAACCCAATGGTTTTATCTTTAATACAGTCACACATTTATCAGCACGTTTCTTTTAGATCTGCTGAAATTGTGGATGAACAAAATGCTCAGAACCCAGAGTTCCAAAACATGACGCAACAAATACAGCAACTGCCTCCAGAGGTTAGCATGCAGTATCAACAACAATTACAACAGTCGGTGGCAAGAGACGTAGCTGCAGTAGTCTCTCAGT